TTCAGAACTAACTCAAAATTTTGTCGATAGCAGCTATGATACAAACTGTAACCGTGCTTTTCCAGATGTAAGGGATGGTCTTAAGCCAGGTATGCGGGCTTGCATTTATGAAATGTGGACTCGTAAATATACTAGCAATAAGCCACATGTCAAGTCAGCAAAGATTAGTGGCGCAGTCTGTTCAGACTTATGGCCGCATGGTACTGCTGCTATTTATGAAACTTTTGTCCGCATGTCTCAGCCATTTACAAATAATCTTCCAGAAGTGGATTTTCATGGTGCTAATGGTAATATTATTCTTGGTGGAGATAGTTATGCCGCAGACCGATATACTGAAGCTAGGCTTTCAAAAATTACAGAAGAAGGTATGCTTGCGGGAATTGATAAGAATAATGTAGATATGATTCTGAATTTTTCAGAAGATGAATATTGGCCTAAAGTTCTTCCTGCTCTTTTTCCTCGTCTTTTGGTAAATGGAACCCAAGGCATCGGCGTTTCTATCGCGAATATATTTCTGCCGCATAATTTCCAAGAGACAACAGATGTAATTCTTAATTATATTAAGAGCGGTGAAATTGATGAAGATAATTATTTTCCTGACTTTCCAACTGGTGGTACGATTGTAAATAAAGATGAACTTTCTATTATCAATAAAACTGGCAAAGGTAAAGTTGTAGTAGAAGCTAATTATAAAATTTCTGGTAAAGAAATTAATTTCTATGAAATGCCATATCAAGTTTATATTGAGCCAGTAATTGAAGAAATTAAAAAGGCATATGAAGAAGATAAGCTGCCTGGGTTTAAAAATATCTCCAATAGGTGTGATAAGAATAATATTTCTCTACTAGTAGAATGTGAACGTAATGCTGACCCGCAGAAGTTAGTCAATGCACTGTTTGAAAATACAAGTCTGCGGAAGCAGTATAATGCTAATCAAAATGGTATTATCAGTAAGACACCAGTTCTTCTTAATTTGCGGCAAATGATTGATGTCTATATTGACCATAATACTAATTGTATCAAACGTGAGCATCAATTTGACTATGATAAAGCCATTGCCCGCATCCATATTCTAGAAGGACTCCTAATTGCTCTATCTAATATTGAAGATGTAATTGAAATTATTCGTCATTCAGCTAATCCTTCCACAGAACTAACTAATAGATTCAATCTAGATGACATTCAAGTAAAAGCTATTCTAGATATGAAACTATCTCGTCTATCTAAGCTAGAAGAAGATAAGTTAATCCAAGAGAAAGAGGAGAAGGAAGATTTTGCGGCAAAATGTAAGAAGGTAGTTGAAAGTGAAGATGAACAGAAAAATATTCTAGTTGAACGACTTTCTAATCTTGCTAAGAAATATGGCACTCCTCGCCGCACTCAAGTAATTCAGAAAGATATTGTTAAGACTATTGGCTCAAAGAAGAAAACAGAAGAGGTAGTTAAAGATATTGTTGTAGCTTTTAATCCTATTGGATATGTTCAGGCAATTCCTGTCACTCAATATCGTAATAATGGCTTTGATTCTTTTAAGACTACAACTAAAGATTTAATTCTGCTTTTCTCTAATCAAGGACGATTCTTCCGCATTAGTGGAAAGAATATTAAAGAGTGCGGGCCAAAGGATAAGGGAACTGCTATAGGCTCAATCATTAAACTTAATGAAGGCGAAAAGATTATTAATATTTCTTCTATGGATATTAATGATAAGCGACCTTATCTTCTTTTCACAATTAATAATGGTATGATTAAGAAGATTGATAAAACAGAATTTATTGGCACTACCCGCAATCTAAATGGAATGATGGCATGTAAGCTAAAGGAAAATTCATCTGTAGTGTCAATTAATGAAACTAATGGATGTATTGTAACTTTAGTAACCAAGAGCAACTATGTAATTTCTTTTGAAGCAGAAGATGTGCGGCTAGTAGGTCGTGCGGCTGCTGGTGTCAAGGGAATTAACTTGGGTGAGGATGATAAAGTAGTAGAATGTATTATTTCTGATTCTAATGCTTCTAAGGTTAAGACTACTCTTGGAAATCTTGAAATCCATGTTCAGAAACGTGGCGGCAAAGGTAAGATTGTCAAGAAATAATAAATAAAATAAAACTCCTTGACTCTTTTCTAAAAATAATATATAATAATATTATAAAGTTAAGAGTTAAGGAGTTATTTTATATGCCAACTATTAGCTATACACATTCAGATGGATTTGAAATTTATTCTCCACAGCTTGTAGGAAAGCCATTTAAAAATTATGAGCAAGCTCTAAAGACTAATAAATGGATTGGTTCTATTAAGAAGGATGGATATTGGGAATCTATCTATAAAATGAATGGTAAAGTTTATATGTTTGCTCGCAATGTGAGTAAGAAGACTGGGTTGCCTACTGAGAAGATTGACCATGTGCCGCACATCAAGGAATGGGCAGAAAAGTATCTACCTGATAATTCTATTATTGTGGCTGAAATATATTTGCCCAATGGTACTTCTAAGGATGTAACTACTATTCTTGGTTGTCTACAGCCAGAAGCAGTTACTCGCCAAGAGAAGAATGAAAAACTTCATCTATGGGTACATGATGTCCTCATGTGGGATGGATATAATTATGTAGAAAAGAAAGATGGTTATGCACAACGATATGCTGACCTAGAAAAATATATTTCTCCTATCCGCACAGATGAAATTGAGCTAGCTACTTTCTATGATTCTGCTGATACAGATTTGCTTGAGAAAGCAGAAGAACTAATTGCAGATGGAGAAGAAGGAATGGTCATTCGAGCAAAAGACCAACCCTATAATCCTGGCACTCGTAGGCCAAAGGAAATGTTTAAAATTAAAAAGGAAATTGCTAGTGATATTGACCTAGTTGTGACTGCACTATTGGATCCAACATATTATTATGAAGGTAAAGAAGCAGATACATGGCCTTTCAAAGATGAAAAAGGTAATCTAATTACAAAAGCTGCCTTCTATGGATGGAAAAATGCTCTAGAGGTATCGGCATATGATACAAATGGTGAGCTAGTAAAAATTGGTCAAGTTGCCAGTGGTCTAACTGATATTATGCGGGAAGATATGGCTAAAAATCCGCACAATTATATAGGCAATGTTGTTCAGGTTAAGGCTATGTCTTGGACTGATGATGGGGCATTGCGACATCCTATCTTTATTCAGATGCGGCCAGATAAGGATGCTTCTGAGTGTAAGCTTGAAGAACTTCGATAAAAATTCTTCAAAATTATTATTGACTAATATTAAATTATAATTTATAATAATATTAACAACAAAGTAAAAAGAGCAATAAAGCTCTATGAGACAAAAGGAGTTTTGAAATGGCAAAGGCAATTCTTTCTGAGAACGCACAGGTTATTCTTTCTCACCTTCAGGATATGGGTGGCGAGCTTGAGACTGCTCCCATGATTGCTGAGGCTACGGGCATTAATGTAAAGTCCGTTAACGGTATCGCAACTGGTCTTGCTAAGCGTGGTCTTGTTACCCGTCTTGAGGTTGAGGGCATGGATAAGAAGGTTATTGCCCTTACTGATGCTGGTCGTGAGTTTGATCCACAGGCCATTGCAGAGTAATTAAAGATTCCATTTCAGATTAGGGAAGGAGAATAATATTCTTCTTCCCTTTTTTATTCTAAGGAGTATAATGTATGCCATAATTATTACTTGCCTTGTATTAATCATAGTGGCTAGTATTGTATTCTACAAAATAGGAGAACATAAAAAGGTTGTAATAGAATTTGAAAAATCTAATGCGGCCTTTGAGCAGGAAAAAGAAAAGCTTAAAAAAGATATTGATATTCTAAATCAATCTATTCAAGTTAAAAATCAAAATCTAAATCTTGCTCGACAAAGAATAGAAGAAATTAATCTTGAATATCAAGATAAGCGGCAAATGATTAATGATGCTTCAGACTTGGCCCGCAAAGAACATGAAGAAAAATCTGCCGCATATCAACAACAATATGAATCTTCTATTCTTCTATTGGATAAAGAATATAAAGAAAAAAATGACATATTAGATAATGAATATATTACTAAGAAAGAAAGCTATGATGCGGAAATTGAAACCTTAATTTCTCAGCTAAAATCTTTGCAGAATCAGAAGGCTGCGACTATTGAAGCACTAGAACGAGAGCAGGCTGTGCGGGAACAAGCTAATCTATATAGGCTTGATATATCTGAACAAGATAAACAAGATGTAAAATTTTTACAATCTATTCAATATAGGATTAGTAAGCCACGAGTTGTTGCTATGCTAATTTGGCAAACATATTATCAACCAATAGCAAAGAAGAAATTTCCTCTTATTCTAGGCACAGAAAAAGTGTGCGGCATTTATAAGATTACAAATATGGATAATCAAAAAGTATATATAGGTCAAGCAGTAGATATGCGGGAACGATGGCTACAACATTGTAAAAAAGGTTTAGGTATTGATACTCCGCAGAATAATAAACTATATGCGGCCATGCTACAAGATGGACTAGAGAATTTTACTTTTGAGCTATTGGAGTCTTGTGAACCTTCTGAACTAAATGAAAAAGAAAAGTATTATATTAATCTTTATAATGCTTGTGAATATGGATATAACCTTACATCTGGTAATAATTAAGGAGGAATATTGAATCCTGAATCAATTTTAGCTAAAATGACCTCTTCATTTTTAGCTAAGACTCAACGAGAAACTGGACAGATTTTTATGTTATCTATTCTCGCTGGATGTTTTATTGCACTAGGTGCCGCTTTTATGATTCTAATCAAGAGTGATGCTAACCTTAGTTTTGCAATTATGTCTCTACTATGCGGTTTAGCATTTAGTCTAGGCTTGTTTGCAATCCTAGGTACTGGCGGAGAACTATTTACTGGTAATTGTCTTATTTTTTCTGTAACAGATTATCCACTTGATCGCACTTCTTCTATATCACTTATTAAATATTTTGCTCT